TCAATAAAATCTTTATTATCTTTTGAAAGTTTAACACCAGTCTCTTCTTCTTTTGTTTCTGCATCTACTACATTAGTCAAGTCCTTAAATTCTAATGGTTGCAATGTCTTAAAATAAAGGTTTAAAGCAATATCATTGTAAGCTAATATATCATCAAAGGCATTTATTAAAAGTGTCTGAAATGGTCTAATAACTGTGTTATCCATTAATATAGAGGCGGTTTTTAACTCATCAGAATTATTACCTAATCCACTTGAATCTTTTACACCTAATAACATAGGGGAAACAACTCTGTGTGCTACCATAATTTTACGCATACTTTCATCAGAAAGAAATTGGTATTGGTTATGTGCATCACTTAACTGTATTGGTTCTATACTTGCAGCAGTATTTGCATCATCGTTAAAAGATAAAATAAATTTACCACTATTTGAACTTCCACTAAACTTTTGATATATTCTGTTTTCTATTAATTGTCTTTGCTCTGGGTCTGGTGTACCATTGTTGAAATTAATTAACATACTGGGTGCCAATCCGTTAAGAATATTATTTAAATGATAGTTTGATATTTCTTCTTCAAGTTCTGCATATTGTATCCCTCCTTGGTAATCTACTGGAGAATAATATTTATATCCTGCCTTATAAGGTTGAACATAATATATTTGTATTGCTTCTTTACCGTGTCCAAACGCTTCAATTCTTTTTAAAGTATCATTCTTTTTATAGTTTGGCCAATCTGGATGCATATAATACGCTTCTATTTCTCCTTTTTCATTACACTTCTCTGCTCTTAATGTTTCAATTGGTATATGCTCAACCCTTGCAATAGTTTTTCTGTCTTTAGAATAAATCACTTGCATTGCACATTGCCCCATTAGTTTTAAATCACTTGACAATCTTCTTACACAGTCATCGTGAAATAAAGTAATCATTTGAGCGTATGCCTCTGGTTTTTTATTACTATCTGTTGCATCTAAACCCCTACCGAAAATCATCTCTGACATTCCGTTTATAATAGCGTTATTTGTTGCACTTCCGTTATACCTATCAATCAAAAATTGAAAATAATTATTATCTTCTCCATAAGAAACAAAATTATCTGTATTTGTTTCCTTTATTTTTGGACTTGTATAGGTCGATAAATTTAAAACTCTTAAATCATTCATATTATAAAACTATATAATCATTATTACCTTCTTTTGTTACGTATTCGTTTTTATTAACTGAATAGTAATCGTTGGTGTCTTGGTTAATTGTTTGGTCTGTACAAAATACTTTATCTAAATAAATGATATCAGAACCATTTAAAAGTGTTAAATCATAATACCTACCCTCTTTTAGATTAAACGCATAAGAAACGCTTAAATAATCTTTAACAGTAACAGTATTTACACTTGCAGAAGTAACCTCATTAGTACTATCATCTCTTAATTTTAAAGTAACTGTACCTGCATAATCTCGTGGTATTACTTTTATAGTTTGTATATCTGTACTTGTGGTTAATACTTTCATATTAGTATATAGTAATAAATACTATTTTTTGTATGTATTGAATAAAAAAAAGGGTATCCGTTAAGATACCCCTTTAATATAAAGTTAAATTTAATTATGCAGTTGGGTCAATCTGAACTCCAGAAGTATCTGCTGAAATTATTGAACCAGTAACAAAATATGGTGGAGCAGTTTCTTGTGCTACAATCGTTAAATTATAACCACTTAAATCTCCCATTGCTGCACCACTTGAAATAGTACCGCCAGTTACCTCTGCACCGTGTTCTAAACCTATAACAAAATAATTACCGTTGTAATCTTCAATAGCTGCGTGAGGTCTTGCGTGTGCTATTAATTTTAATTCTTCTTGAGTTGCTTTGTCTTGAAAAGTTAAAGCCATTGTCAAGGTACTTTCATAAAAAGTAGTTCCGTTTTCTCTTGATGAGTTTATTGCAGTTTCTAAAGATGATGCACCTTTTACATCAAATTTAAACCAATCTGGATTAGTGGAGTTTGGAAAATCCGTAATCTCTCCTGCTACTATTGTAGGTGTTCCTAAAGTTCCGAAATCTGTAAAGTAGATAGTTTTTATACCACCAACTGCTGATTTACAAGGTACTTTGCGCCCAGTTGTTAATGAACAAGCCATATTTTATATTGTTTTAAATAAAAAAGGGATAGGCTAGAACCTACCCCTCTTTAATGATTATTAATTAATTACTATGAATAAAGAACGATATCTCCTCCGAATACGTGCTGTACTCCTGCGGTAAATCTCATTATTACTCTTACGTTCATATCTCCTAAAGTTTCACTTGTATCAATTACTCGTACTTCGTTTTGGTCTGATAATAAACCAGTTCCGAAATATAAGTTTGATTTTTGTGCTGCAACCATAGTGTTGTCTGCTAATCCTTTTGCAACAAAGATGTTAATACCATCGAAAGATAATTCTCCTCCGTTGTACCATTGAGTTCCTTTATTATCAGAACCATTAGCACCAATACCAGAAGCAAATCCTCCTAATGCTCTTACATATGCTCTTGCTACATTTGAAGAAACATAAAGAGTTAAATCCTCTTGACCATAAACAGAAGTTGGAATAGCATCTACAACTTTACCTAACTCAACTACTACGTTAGCAGAAGTTACAGTTCCTGCAGCTACATCAATTACATCAGTATCAGCAGTTAATTTTGCAGTAAATCCATCAAATTCTCCACTGTTTGCAGTTGCACCACTCCAGATATTTTTTTCTGTCTTGTCAGCTACTTTAGCAGATACGTGAGCAATTACAAATTCAGCAAATGAAGGTGCTAAATTATCGTGAGCAGAATAACCCATTTGTTCAGCCTCCCAAGACGCGTGAAGGTCTTTCTTACATAATTCTAAATTTACTTGAAATTCATCTGGTGTTAAGATCGCCTCTGTTAAAGTTAAAGTTCCTTGGTTAGTTACAAAGTCGCAGGAAGCATCTTTTACGATGTCATCAGTTGCTCCCTTTTGGATAACAGATTTAAACTTTACGTTTGGTAAAATTGAAATAGCACCACTATCTAAAGTTGATGCAGATAATAATGCAGCAGCGATATATTTACCACTAAATTCCCCAGAATAACTTGGGTTTGTTAAAGATACACTCATTTTTTTTTAATTTATTTGTTATTAAAGTTTATTTATTTTACTCATTACTCTGTCCAATGTAGACATCTTTCTTTTAGATGCTATATTAAATTTTACTTGTGTTTTAGGAATCTCTGCGTTTGTGTTAATTGGTTCAGCTGCAGGTTCAGATAATTCTTGTTTTACCTCTTCTGGAATTTCGTTTACAACCTCTGAAAGTTCTACTTCACTTTTAGGCTCTTTACTCATTTCTTCTTTAGGTTCTAACATTGCTTTGATTTCTTCAACCATTGATTTAACCTCTGCAAGTTCTTCTTTAGTAGCATAAGACATTTCTTCTTTCTCTTCTTCTTCTGCTTCCACAACAACCTCTTCTTCTACTTCTTCATCTTTAGCTTCTTCGCCTTCAGATTTCATCTCTTTGATAATACCCTCTTCTTCGATTACTAAAGTTTGACCATCTTCTAAAACGTATTCTCCAACTGGCAATGCAACTCGTTCATCTATTGTTACAATAAAGATTTCATTACCACCCTCAAATTTATCTGCTTCTAAAACAGTTCCGTTTTCTAATTTCATTTGTTCAAGTTTTACTTCAACTCCTAAAAGAGTCTTTACTTGGTTTAACATTTCACTTGGTTTCATATAATTATATAGTATTAAAAAAATTAATTTGTATTTTCGTTTATACTGTCGTAGAGGTTTTCCCTATTCCCTGCGCTTGTAAGCTACCATCACAACACTTTCTTGAGTATGTATTATTCTTACACAAACATCCTCTTTTACTTGCTCTAGGACTTGTACTGCTTGGTGTTGAATTGTTATTTTTTCTCATCTTGTTTTATTTTAGATTCCGCCCAACTCTTTGCAGATTTACCACCCCATAATAAATAAGATATATAACCACACGCCTCTGTATCTCCAGTTTTATAATATTCTTCTGCTCTACTTAAATAGGAAAACATACGTTTAATGGTTTCCATACTTATTGGCTTTCTGTCTGCTAATTGTTGCGCTCTTACTTTACCAACTTGTGTTGCACATTTATTATTTACTTTCTTATTTAATTCAATACCTCTTTTAGCGTTGTTACTTACTGATTGTGGATAGTCAGAAAAACTTTCCATTTCTGTCCTCTTACCTTTTTTAAGTCGTTTATCATTCTTGATAACTGCCTTTATTTGAGATAGCATAAATTCTGCTTCTGCTTCTTCAATTTTAGATAATTCTTCTGGTATAATTTCTTTGTATTGACTTGGTTTATTATGTACCCAACCTTTTTTAGTATATTTATCGTGTTCTTCTTTAGTATTTATTGTAATGCTTTCCCCATTTTTAGGGTTATACATAATGTGAGGATATTCTTTTAAACCCTCTTTAGGTCTTTCCATTTTGTCAGAAAACATCCCCTCTATAGAAAACCCTTTTACCTTTCCACTCTTTACATAATCATCCCAAACCTCATCATTGTTTACCTTAACAGAACCCATCCAAGTACCTACTGGTACATTCATTCCAAACTTTCTAGATTTATCGTGAACCTCATCTTCAACAATCCAACTTTCAACAAGTGTTAAGCCGTTTATTTCGTGTTCGTGTTCTAAAGTTGCTTTACTTTGGTTCCCATTCATTAAATACATTTGAGATGCTTTAACAACAGTCTCTTTTGAAAAATAAATGTAGTATTCTTCATCTCCGCTCTTTCTATAAATTGGCTTGTTTGGTATTAATAAAGCACCAATAAGTAATTTTCTTTCTTTGTCTGCTTCAGCTAATTCTATAATATTACTATTCAACGCAATAAAATCTTCTTCAATAGCAGGATTTTCAACAACGCTAATTGCTTCTATCCCTATCTCATTATTCTCCTCGTCTAATATTAACTCAATTATATTCATATTTGTATATAGTTAGATTTTTTTTATTTTGTCTTTTTTAAATTGACGCACCTTCTATTATATTTCTATCCATTTCTTGAGCAGTTGTAACATCATTAGATACTACAAATGCTTGTACTGGTTGTTGTGATTGTCCACCTATTGCACTTGCTAATTGATTTGTATCACTTGCACCAACTACATTAAATGCTGGAGGTATTGAAGGGATAGAACCACCACCACCTCCTCCTCCAGGATTAGGCAAAGCAGGTGGCGGACTTACATTTTTAGAATTTCCTTTTATAGATTGAATACTTTTGGCAGCACCTGCAATAGTTGCCCCAACACTTAAAGCAGCTTTTACAGAATTTATAGCGACAAATGGCATACCACCAGTAAGCGGAGAAGCAGCAACAGCTTTAGCGTTTGCAACTCCAGTAGCTGAAACAGTTTCGGAAACAGATTTAACGGAACTTCTTATTACGTCTGCAATAGCTAAAGCCTTACCAACTTTTTCTAATTTTTTCCCTCCTACACTTAAAATAGTTTGAAGATTTGAATATGTACTTCTGTATTGTTGTTCTTTATAATCTTTTTGTTCTTTAGCTATTTTGTTAGATTCATCAGTATTTTTTTGTTTTGCGTCGATGTCTTTTTTATGAAACTCATCACGCATTAATTCCAAACTTTCTTTTTGACTTCTTTCTAATTCTTCTGTTGACAAACCTTGTTCTGTTGCTAATAAAATAGCCGCATCAAATTTTTCTTTTTCTTTTTCTAACGCTAAAACCCTTTTTTCTTCTTCTGTATTTGCTTCAAGTTTTTGAATTGTTTTTTTATCTGCAATAGCTTTATCATCTATTGCTTTTTTATCAGCAGCATTTTTCTTTGCATCTGCAATAGCTTTATCATTTATTGCTTTTTTATCAGCAGCAATTTGTTTTATTCTTGCTAATTCTTCATTGTCTGCAAGTTTTGCCAACTTGTTAAACTTTGTTTTATTCCTTGAACTCTCCGCCTCTAAATTAGCAACTGCAATTCTTGCTTGTGCTTCTTTCTCTAAATCCTCTGTTCCAGAATCTGATAAAGAATTAGCTAATACAATAGCGTCTAATTTTTTTTGAGCGTTTTTAAGTTCTTGCTCTGTTTGTTTTGTTTCTGCTTCTCGGACTTGCTCAATAGCTTTCTTTTTTTCATTATATGAAGCCGTACCTCCTTCTATTATTTCTTTTGCTTTTATTAAATCCCTATTTAATTCCGCCCTACTAACAGATAACATTCTCGCAGCATCAGCCACCTCTTGAAGATTTTTTGTTGCATCTGCTGCTTGTTTAAATTCTCTTGAAACTTCCTCACCAAAACCAGAAACCGCTTCTTTACCTGCTTTTAATGCCCCTTTAAAATCTCCACTAAAAAACTTAAGAATAGCAGTACCAACTTTTAAAACCCTATCTCTTAAAACATCTATTGTCGCACCAATACCTGCCATTAGTTGGTCTAATTTTTCCCCCCCTGCCTTTGTAGATGAAAACGCTTTAAATAAAGCACTTAACCCCAATACTAAAGCTGCAACAACTGCACCTATTGGATTAGCTACTAATAACCACATTTGTTTTATTAAAGAACGTACCCCCCTTATTGCTCCACCAGTAGCTTTGTTTACTCCTTCGAATGCTGCTGCATTTCTTTGTGATGATTGTTTGGATTTATCTAATGCCTTTGTTGTGTCTTTTGTAGATTTCTTTAATTCCTTTTGCTTTTTGCTTGTTTTACCTAAAGAATTATTTAATTCATTTACATTCTTAATACCTTTATTAGATTTAACATCAATATCAATTACTACTTTTTGAGCCATTTTATTTCTTGTTTTAGTGCCTTATATCCATCTTTTAAACTAAATGGTAGTTTATTCTTACCTTGTGCAATACGGATATTTTCTGTTTCTCCGTTTGCGTGTTTTAATAATTCTAATATATTTTCTATCATAAATCGTTGAGTAATTCTAAATCAGACTTACCATTTTTTAAATTAGTTTTTATTGAGTTTATTTTATAACTCTTTCCGTTTATCACAAACCTATCCGCTAAAGTGTAATTTCTTAATATTCTCAATGGTAAATAAGCTGTTACCTTTGTAATCCTATTTGTTGGATTAAATACACTTGTTATATAATTACTGTAATAAGCTTGAAATAATGTATTTGTAAATCCAGTATCAGATGGACTGTTTAGAGTAGCGTATTCGTTATTCTCTTGGTAAAAGTTTATATTATAAGAACTTGTTGCAGAAGATAATGCAACACTATTTGAAGGTATATTATAATCTGTAACTTCTACGTTAGTGGTTGTTGATGTTAAAAAAGAAATTGATTCCCCTTGTGTTTGTCTAATAGGGTAAAAAATTAATGGTTTACCAAAATAGCTTTCATCATTATCGTCTACAAAATAACCCCATTGAATATCTGTGATATTAGAATTATTACTATCTATTAACCTTTCGTATTTTAATTGCGAAAAAGGTGTTTTAACTTTATAAATACCTCCATCTAATTTCTCATCATTTGTGTAGTTTTCTTTACCCCAAACTTTACCAAATTTCTGTGAGTGAAAAGATGCTAATTTTGTTTTAGTGTCCTCGTGTTCAAAACTTATTTCTTTATAAGGTAATGCAATGTTTACTTGACTTTTACTAACATCTACATATTTAGTTATATCATAAGAACCACCTACTGAATAAAAACTATCTAAAGTATTTACAGTAATTTCAGTTTCATTTTTCTCAACGTATGCAACAAGGTTAAAAGTTTTAAATAAACCAGATATAAAATCTATTATTTTAATCGTTGGTATTTGTTGAGTTATATCAAAAGTAAATTCACTTGTATAAACATAAGAACCAGTATTATATGTTTTCGTAGCTGGTAGTGAACCATCTCCAAACCTATCATAAGAAAACGCCCATTGTATATTTGAAAATGTGATATTTGTATTTGATTCTATATAAATAGTATAATCTCCTTTACCTTGCATTTGGTCTATTGTTAAGTCTCCGGTAACATTTGTAAAACTTAAAACCTCAATTCCATTCTTTTGCAAAGAAATAGAATATGGGTCTGTTGAAGTAGTTGAAAAAACTAATTCAGTATCAGATGTATATCTTTCCGTTTCTCCATTAATTTCTAAAGTTGTAGCACTTTTTAAATTTGTTTGTGTTAATGTATCTTCAACATAAGGAGCAACCCATCCACTCATAACGGTTTGATTAGTATCACCTAAATTTTCAACATCTCCTTTCTTTCTATGTAACCACATAAAAAGATTGTAATAAGGTGCATTGGTATTTACAAAGAAATCATTACTAAATGAAATAGCAGGGTATTTACTTTCTATTGCTTGAATTATTCTATGTATTCTAATAGCGTATTTTAATTCTGAATATATAACACCGTGAATATTACCATTTTGAAAATGTATATTTCCATCAATATTGGCAGAACTGTGTGAGTTAAAAGTTAATCTTTGAGTGTGTGTAATTAATGGCACAATAATATCCGTGTTAGTTGGGTCTGCTTCTAATTTAGCTTTTACACTTGTAGAATCATAGGTTTCATTTAATGAAACTAAACTATCCAAAGAAGCCAATGTATCATCTCCAATTATATCTTTTAAGGTAACAGTATTACCAAAGAATGTAATCTTATATGTATGTGGTTTATTATCCTTTAAATCAACTCCCTCGAGTTTTATTAACCCTTCAGTAAATGGTGAATTGTTTAATTCTATATTTGAAGGTTTTCTAATTCTTGCATCAAAACCATTTTGAATATCAAAGTTGTAATAATGCTTAAAGATTTTATTATTCGTTTTACTTGCTGGTAAACTAAACGTCTTTGTAAAGTCCGTAAATACTTTGTCAATATCTTTAACGTTCTTTATTGATTGCGTTATTGTTACGCTTTCATCTGTAAAAGTATCTAGCCTTTGCCCTTCAATATATAATTGTATCTTCTGCATTTATCGAATGTTATTTATAGCATCAAAAGAATAAGAAACATCTACTGTATAATCTACTAACCTATCGTTTACACTTGTTTTAAATGTCAAGCTATTTGTATCTAAATTTATAGGTGTTACAACAGAATTTAACTCTAACCAAATTTGTTCAGATTGCATTAACTCCTGCATTA